TATTATGAAGATCAAGATTTATTTGACCAGTGGTCGCACCATTATGGTCCGCGACGTGAAGAATTTTATTCATACCGCCCATCCTAATGGAGCAATTGACTCATATGAGATTTCATACTATAAATGGTCGTGTATCTTGAAGCGATTTGCCAATGATCATCTGCCATTCTTCTCCTTCAGCAAACCAATCCTAATCGATATGACTCATATCATAGCAATCGAACGAATGTGATCACTATAAAGGTTCCTTGCCATTGACTTTTCCTATTATTTATGTTATGAGAAGTGTATGAAAAGTTTTTACACATCAGTAGCCAGATATCGTAACTTTATCCTGTACCGAGGCTATGACTCAAACGGTCAACGAGTCATGCGGAAGGTTAAATATAAGCCGACAATATACAGGCCAACCAACTCCCCAAGCCCAATCAAAACTCTTGAAGGGGTTTCGGTAGCGCCGGTCATGTTCGACTCAATGAGCGCTTGTCGAAAGTTTATCCATACCCACGAGGATATTCAGGGGTTCGACTATTACGGTAACATTCACTATCCGACTGCATTCATTGGTGAACAGTTTCCCGGTGACATCAAGCCTGATATGGATAAGATCAATATTCTCTCATTCGACATTGAGAATGCCCGAGCGCCCGATGGTAACTATTCTCCCCCTCTGCAAGCCGAGGGTGAGGTCACACTTATCACCGCCAAGTCGAATAGGTCGCCACTGGTGCATGTTTGGGGTGTAAAGGTATACGACCCCTCCAAAGCTGTTATCGACAACGTAGACCCCTCTAATATCCGCTACCATCATTGCGATGATGAGATCGATTTGTTGTCCAGATTTCTAACATATCTGAACGCACCAAGCACAATGCCTGACGCTGTGACCGGATACAATATCAAGCTCTATGATATCCCCTATCTATACACCAGAATAACCAAACTGATGGGTGAGGATCGAGCCAAGTTGCTCTCCCCATGGAAAGTGGTAATGGAAAGAACCACAACCAATAAGATCACTCAGAAGGACGAGACATACTATGAGCTGGTTGGTTTGCCTCAAATCGATTTCATGGAAGCTTTTATCAAATTCGGACTGAAATATAACAAGCTCGAAAATAACAAACTGAAGACGGTCGCCAATGAAATTCTGGGAAGATCGAAGGTCGATTTCTCGGAACACAAAGACCTAGACGAACTATATGAAAAGGACTATCAGAAGTTCGTCGATTATGGTATCACCGACACGGTTCTGATTGAGGACATGGAAGAGGCTTCTGGGTTGATTGCTCTAGCCATGCTCATTGCCTATAAGGCTGGTGCTAACTATACCGATGCCTTCGGTACAATTCGAGTATGGACTTCAATGATCGAACGGTTTCTGTGGAAGAAGGGTATTGTTCCTCCTGCCATGAGTTTTGAAAATGAGAAGGTCAAGTATGCCGGTGGTTATGTCAAGGAACCTGTTCCGGGATTATATGAATGGGTATGTTCGTTCGACTTGGCATCAATGTATCCAAATCTGACCATTCAATATAACATTTCCCCAGACACGATACAACCAACAATGATCACTGGTATGTCTGTCGAGTCCTGTCTCGATGGGACTGCTCCCTCTGTTCCAATGGAGTATTCGGTCGCTGTCAACGGCAGCATGTATTCCAAAGACCATCAGGGGTTCATTCCTGAACTGCTTCAGGCAATGTTCGACGAACGAAAGATGTACAAGGGCCTGATGCTAGATGCAGAGAAGGAAGTCGAACACCTGAAGACATTAGGACAAGACCCCAACGCTTCAAAAAAGATGGCCGTTCTGAACAATAATATTCAGATGGCCCTCAAAATCCTACTGAACTCTGTCTATGGTGCTATGGGTAATGTGTTTTTCCGATGGTATGATCTTCGCATGGCCGAGGGTATCACCCTATCAGGTCAGTATGCCATTAAGACGGCTGAACGTGCTGTCAATAGATATCTGAACAAATTGCTGGGAACTGACGAGAGCTATATTATTGCCATTGATACTGACTCTGTGTACGTCCACATGGAAGCTATCATTGAGAAGGTCAATCCGGATGATCCTATCGAATTCCTTAACACCTTCTGCAAGCATATTGAAAAGCGCATCAAGGCAGCTTACGTTGACATGTTCAATAAGATGAACGCCTACAAGCCACGTATGGATATGGATCGAGAAGTTATTGCCAATCGCGGTATATGGACCGCAAAGAAACGATACGTGCTTAATGTTTATGATAATGAGGGAGTTCGATACAAAGAGCCGAAACTTAAGATTTTGGGTCTGGAAGTTGTGAAGTCTTCAACTCCTCAGGTCTGTCGGGACAAGTTGCGAGATACCATTCAGCTTATTATGACAACGACCGAACCAGAACTTCAGAAGTTTGTGGCTGACTTTAGGCTAGAATATCAGAAGCTCCCTCCTGAGGACATTGCCCAACCGAGAAGAGTATCCAATGTCGCAAAGTGGGCACTAGGTGATAAGGGACTCCCCATGCATGTGAGGGCCGCATTGGTTTATAATGACAGGTTGGTTAGGCTGAAACAGGACAAAAAATATGTGACTATCACCAATGGCGATCATATGAAATATATATTCCTCCAACTTCCAAACCCAACGTATAATAATGTTATCGGAATGTCGGACGAACTGCCTAAAGAGTTTGATCTTAATGATTATATCGACTATGATATGAACTTCGAAAAGACGTATCTGGCACCACTACAACCGTTGCTAGATGCCGCTGGATGGCATGCGACCAAGACATTTAGTCTTGACGACTTCGCTAATTAGTGGTATGGTGTAAGTTAACCTTGAGGAAGAATTATGATTATTTATTTGGACACTCTTCCATATAGCAGGGTCGCTATCCATAATCAGTTGGATTATGATGTCATGTCAATCGACCCAACAGTGCTTGTTGATGGAGAGACGACATTCAATCATATCTTTGATGCTATTGTGGGTCGAACCGAACCATTCAAGATCGAGGCCATTGTTGGTGTCGGCCTTGGTGGATATTTTGCCCTATGGGTGGCGAGCGTACTGCGGGTTCCGGTCATCACATTTGATCACCACACCAAGTGCCCCGGTGGGCCTCTCATTGACCATGTTGATGACATCATGCCAAGCTACATTCCATGTGAAACCGTTGAGGAGTGCAGTCTGTATACCATGACTGACTTTAGTCAGGCAATTAATTCATTTATCACAAAAACAAAAATCCGAGGATAATTTATGAGCAGAGACTTTGTATATGACATGGAAGTCATGAATGCCAAATCAGGAAGCCGGGATATCGTTGCCGATATGTCTCCCGAAACGCTAAAGGCAATGTTGAACCATAGGGTCAACTTCCTTCAGGAAGAACTCGATGAGCTGAAGACCGCTATTGCCAATGATGATCCTGAAGAAATTGTTGACGCATTTATAGACATGAGTGTGGTCGCTATAAGTACTCTTGATGACTTTCATATCGATATCTATTCGGCATGGAATGAAGTTCTTTCGGCCAACCTGACCAAGGAACCCGGCGTCAATCCAACACGGCCAAATCCGTTAGGTCTTCCTGACATGATCAAGCCAGAAGATTGGGTACCCCCAAGCCATGATGGCAATTGGGGATTGTTCTACAAAATGGTTGCCAAGGAGGACTAGCCTCTCATGTTCAGCCTCACGAAATTTGATAGCATCTATGACAACACGACCAATAAAAGACTGGATTTCGAAGACTGGAAAGAGTTTGAGCGAACGTTATTCTCGTTATCTAAGCTACCTACCAGAAAGCCTAAGAAGGGTGAACCTTCCACGGATATTGATGCTGTGCTTATTAGCCCCGCTGTGTATCCTGATTCTACTACTCGCAGTAATAGCAATGTTGAGTGCTGGGCTGAATGGGCTTGTCTTGATGTGGACGAGTACGATGGAACGATGGAAGAACTCCTGTCCAAATTGGGAGCCTATTATTACGTGTGCTATAGCACTGCTTCAAGTACTGTCGAGCATCCTAAATTTCGTTTGGTGTTTCCTCTTACTCGTAGGGTTGGCCGGGGAGAAATTCGTACATTTTGGCATGCGATTAACAGCGAAATCCTAGACTTCGGTGATGCTCAATGTAAAGACCTAAGCCGGATGTATTATATTCCGGGAACGTATGAGGGTGCTTACAATTTTATTTTTGTGAATGATGGTAAATTTATCGATCCTACAGAGTTGATCACAAAGCATCCGTATGCAGCTCCTAGGCACACTGGCGGTAGCTTTACTGACCGGTTGCCTGATCACATCCAGAAGATGATTGCAGACCAGAAGAAGAGTTCTGCATACAACACGTCAATCTCATGGACCAGTTATAAGGATTGCGAATTTGTCAATCACAAACTGGTCAAAGAATATGAACAAATTGTAGGGACAGGCTGGTATCACCACCTCTACAAAATCATGTCGAGCATAGCATCAAGCGCTATTCGAGCCGGATATCCGATCACATCCAACGAGATTGCTGATATGGTTGGACAGATGCATTTGGATAATCGGGGGTCACCATCAACCCGTGATTTGGTTAAAGAGGCAGATCGAGCAATCGAATGGGCCTACATGAACACAACGAGGTAGATTATGTCATCGACAATTCAGGACATGGAAAATCATACAAGATATATCCCAGACACGTCCATTGACACGTCCATTGGAAATATTAGCACTATAATTGCTCAAATCACAACAATTACTCCCAAAGATTTGAAGTGGATCGAACAGGCGAGACATGTTGCAGAAACATGGTCCAAAGACCCATCCACCAAAGTTGGCTGTGTGATTGTTGATGCTGATGGTAATCATCTCACCCAAGGATATAATGGTTTCATTCGAGGACACTCTGATGATCCTGAAATCTATGCGGATCGTGATCAGAAATATGTGCATGTTATTCATGCCGAAACTAATGCGGTCTATAACGCTGCCAGACAGGGCGTGAGGCTCATGGGAGCTACTGCTTATATATACGGACTGCCCACATGTAACGAGTGTGCTAAGGCTCTTGTACAGTCGGGTATTGTCAGGGTGGTAATGAAGGCAGCCCCTGAATATTCACATCCCAAACTCCGAAATGATCGATGGAAAGATCAGTGGAATCTTGCGTGTGATACGTATAGAGTTGCTGGTGTTAAAATCGATCAACTTATTGAATAAGGAATATAATTATGCCAAAACATACCACACCTACGGGATTTACACCGTCCCAATTATATTGGGAGGTCGGTCAGGACGGCACTAGTTTACCAATAAACGAAACCCCAATCGAGGTGCCTGAAAACCTTCCCAAATTGGACAACCCGGATGACAGTCCCGTAAAATATATATGGACAGACCCTCAAATAACTTCTGACAAGGAAACGAAGTCATGGGGTGCAAGAGGATTTGTCCATGTGCAAAGAACCACTACAACGACAACCCCTATTCCAATCGCAAATCCTAAGATCAAAGAAACTGCCGATGAAGTTGATGACCTTAAGGCCAAACTAAAAGCCATGGAAGAATATGTCACCAGAATGTCTAGACTGTTGACAGGAGAGTCTGATAGTGATATTGATGATGTAATGGCTCGCATTGAAGAGCTTCTGGATATTGAGGAAGATGCCCAATGACGACCCATATGAAATTTCCAAAGATCAGTGGCTTCTCAAGTGCGGTATATAATATCAATGCGAAATTTGGTATTGATCAATTGCCCGAACTCACATATTTTCCTAAAATCAAAATTCATGGCACCAATGCCGGTGTGAGAATTAATCCTCGTGGTACTGGTCGCGGACTGGACTCTGATGTGATTGCTCAAGACCGCCGAGAAGATGTAACATCTGGTCACTATGGTTTTGTCGAATGGCTTTCAGTTCGCAAGAAGACCTTTCTTGGAATAGCTAATCGCGTCCGGGATGATGCTGACGAAGACTCTACGGTTATCGTATATGGTGAATGGGGTGGACCGGGTGTTCAGGCAAAGGTCGCAGTTTCGAAAATTCCTCATAATGTATTTTTCATCTTTGGGATTCGAGTCATCACAGAAACCGAGGATTATTTTATCCACAATCCACAGGTACTTGACTCGTATTTATTGAGTCGGCCCTCTGATATCAAGATCATCCCTCACATGACTCCGATCATTATTAACTTTGATGATCCTCAGTCTGTAAGTGCTGCTGCCGAAGCAATGAATGCTGCGGTCGATCAGATTAACATTGCAGACCCGTACATTCAGAGTGAGTTCAATATCACTGGTGCTGGTGAAGGTCTTGTGTTCTATCCGGGGTCGGCCTTCATGTGCGATACCGAGGCTCTTGAGCTATTTGGGTTCAAAGTTACGGGTAATATCCATGCATCAGGAACCAATGGTGCTAAGGAAAAATAATTATGGACAAGAACTACGTCAATCGCACAATCACGGACCACGAATCCCTAGTTCTTAACTTTGGATATCATTGGACCCACTTCATCAATAGGCGGCATGCTGTAATGGCATTGCTGCCTCATGGAGTTGGTCTGGCAGCACTTGCACTCAATGCAGTCGTTGCCGGATCATTTGGATTACTCGTGTGGTGGGCGTTCATTCCTACGGTTATCGTGTGGGGTGTCGCAATTCGAACTTGGTGGGCAATCATCACATCTAGCGTGCGAATTGTGACGTCCCGGAGAATCATCTACAAGACGGGTTTCCTTTCCAGATCGACCAATGAAATTAAATTGTCGGCTATCGAGGCTATCACTATCGATCAGGGCATTTTAGGCCGGATGCTCAGAGTGGGCACGCTAAATATCATTGGTCGAGGAGATGGTAATAGACTGCGATTTATTGCGGTCACTCGTCCAATCAGAACTAAACATATTATCGAGAATATTGATTGGCAAGAACCGATCACTAACAATCAAACCGGTTGACATTTCTCATAATATGTGGTAGCATAACTCAGTCTTAAAACAATAATAACAAGGACACGTATATGAGTCTAATGAAAAAGCTTCAGGCTAACACGACGCTGAAGCACACTAATCTTCTATCAGATTCCAAAGTATTCGAAAAAGAATTTATCCAGACCCATGTGCCTATGATTAACGTGGCTCTATCAGGTCGGATTAACGGCGGGTTTAGCAGAGGGCTTACAGTCCTTGCCGGACCATCGAAACACTTCAAGACATCGTTTGCTCTACTGATGGCCGGTGCGTTTCTACGCGAAAAGCCTGACGGTATCCTGATGTTCTTTGACTCAGAGTTCGGTGCCCCCAAGGAATATTTTGAAGCCTTTGGTATCGACCCTGCCCGAGTTCTCCACATTCCCATCACGACAATCGAAGACCTTAAATTCGAACTTGCCAAGCAGGTCGAAAATCTGACTCTCAAGGATGATGTGTTTGTTCTGGTGGACTCGGTTGGTAATCTGGCTTCCAAGAAAGAAGTTGATGATGCACTGGCCGGAAGTGACAAGGCCGATATGACAAGAGCCAAGCAACTGAAGAGTGTGTTCCGAATGGTCACACCTCACCTTACTCTTAAAAACATTCCTATGATGGTTGTCAACCACACCTACTCAGAAATGTCACTACACCCAAGACAGATCGTCTCTGGTGGTACCGGCATTTATTATTCGGCTGACACCATTTGGATTGTCGGACGTAATCAGGATAAGAACACCACGTCCGGAGAGATCGATGGTTACGATTTCATCATCAATGTCGAGAAATCTCGATTTGTTAATGAGAAATCCAAAATCCCAATCTCGGTCAAAAAGAATGGTGGCATCCAGACGTTCTCAGGCCTGTTTGAGATGGCTGTAGAGTTTGGATACATCACATCCCCCAAGAAGGGCTGGTACCTCACTGTAGACCCTCTCACGGGCGAGCCAACAGAAACCAACCGTCGCAAGGCCGATATTGCCACCGATGGCCCATTCTGGCGTAGCCTCATCAAGCACACAAACTTTGCTGCTGATATTCAATCGAAGTTCGAGCTTAGTAATGTGATGCAATCTCTTCCCGGTGAAGATGAAGACGGGGAGGTTACTGATGGAGGAGCATAAGGACTATATGATCCTTCCTGATCCTGATGACGACAAAGGTTGTATCATCGAAGTCAGGGAGGGAATATATGCTGGTGTCCAGTTTCGATATGGACGCATGCTGGTAACAGAATTCGAAGACGACGACTACGCGAAAATATCCATCGAACATACTGTCGTGACCGGAAAAGAATTGATCCTTCAAGAGGAGGATTTCAATTCTCTGGTTGGCCAAATCTTAGACAGTATATTATTCAACCCTCAAAATGTAAAGTACACTGATGACGCTGGAAATACAATCACTGGTGATCCGGAACCTGATCAAGAATGACACATACACTAGAACCGTAAGTCCTCATCTAAAACGTGAGTATTTTGATAATGACCATGCGGCATTATTCAAAGTTGTTGGTGATTATACAAGAACCTATAACTGCCTTCCTGATAAAGACGCTATCGTTCTAGAGGTTAATAGTTCCCCACATATTACGGCAGCGATGCTCCCTAGTATCAATGGAATCATCGACACTGTGTTTGATGGAAAGGCCAACAAAACAGATTGGATGATCGACGTTACCGAGAAGTGGTGCCAAGATAGGGCATTGCAATTGGCGATCATCAAATCGGTTGAAGTGATCGACGGCAAAGATAACAATCTGACTAAGGATGCACTGCCGTCGATCCTTCAAGACGCATTGAACGTGTGCTTTGATAAGAATGTCGGGCATGACTATTTTGCTGACGCTGCTGCCAGACACGATTTCTATACCAGACACGATGCTCGAATTCCATTCAATCTTAATATCCTTGATGATATAACAGAAGGGGGTCTACCAGACAAAACACTTAGTGTGCTTATGGCTGGTATCCATGTCGGTAAATCCCTATCGATGTGTTCGATGGCTGCCAATAATCTTTCGGATGGAAAGAACGTTCTATATATTTCTTTGGAGATGTCTGAAGAGGAAATTGGTAAACGAATTGATGCCAATCTCCTAGACATCAATATCAACTCCCTGAAGACTACCTCCAAAGAACGTTTTATGGGAAAGGTCGGGCAGGCTCGATCTAAATCTCAAGGCGAATTGAAGTTTAAGCAGTTTCCTACAGGTTCAGCCCATGTCGGTAACTTTCGGGCACTGCTAAATGATCTATCGATGAAGTCGGACTTTGTTCCTGACGTCATTTACGTAGACTATATCAATCTGATGGCATCATCTCGCCTCAAGGCTTCTTCGGCTTCGGACTCATACCTGTACATCCAGTCCATTGCCCAAGAGCTTAGAGGTCTGGCCATTGAATTTGACTTGCCGGTAGTGACGGCTACTCAGGTTAATCGTACCGGTTATGCAATGTCCGATGTTGACATGACAAACGTGGCAGAGTCATTCGGACTTCCGGCTACTGCTGACTTCATGATCGCTATTACCACAACCGAGGAACTATCCAAGTCAGGTCAGTTCCAATTCAAAATCCTGAAGAACCGTCTCGGTGATACCGGCAACTTTGAAAAGTTTGTGATGGGGGTTGATTATTATAAGATGAGGCTGTATGATGTCGATGCCAAAGCTCAAACCTTAACAGGTACCGGAAAGTCTTCCAAGCCAGCACCTGACATTCCTGTCATGGACTTGGGTCGCAATGCAGAACTAACAGACAAATTTAAAGGCTTTAAATACGATGAGTAGAAAAATGTTCGATTTATTCCCCCAACAAGAAGTCACCTCAGATGCTATGAAGATCAGGTATCTCTACTTTAAATTCACAGAGTCTGAGAACACAACAGAAGCACTGTTTGCTCCCGAGGTTGAGGTCGAAACTGAATGGTGTAGCGTTGAAATATCTTCAGTGGATGTTAAACTAGAGGATTTTATGTCTGAGGAAGATTGTAGTCAGATCATCTCTGACAGAATAGCCGCCGAAACTATTGAATGGACTCAACCTCACGAAGATGCATATATGAACGAGTGTGAACTGAGGCGGGCAGGTGCTAAGATTGGTATGGCTACTAGACGTGGGATGGGAGAGTATATTCCGGAACACAATCTCGTTGCTTACATTGGTAGGCAGATCGACTCTGAGGTTATCAATTATGATTCTCCCATCATAATTGCAAAGTTTGGTGATAAATATTTCCCGTATTTTACTCCAACATGGACAGATTATATCATTAGGGTTGCTCCAAAGGAATTTAATAATGACAATTAGTGCTGAAGTTATTGCGGACTCTATCTCTCCGGATGGAGTTCGTATCACAACATTTGAACTGGAATATCCCCGGTTCATCCATGCCGAGCTAATGACCCATCGGGCATTCTCTCGAAATGCTGCATCCAGTCGGGCCATTCCTGTTGCTCGTATGATCGAGCTGGTTAAAGAAAATCCGGCAATGCCTAATCATTGGGGAAAGAACCAGCCGGGAATGCAGGCCAAGGAAGAGTGTAATGAGCCAGTTTCATTATATCTCAGATGGGAAATGGAAGAAGATGATCCGGATATGATGCAGACCGCAGAATTTACTGGAACCAGAGAGGAGGCTTGGTTGACCGGTCTTAATTTGGCAGTTGAAGTTGCTGAAGGGTTTGCAACTGGTGGATACCATAAGCAAATCGTCAACCGATTGCTGGAACCATTCACTCACATTAAGGTTGTGGTAACTGCCACATCATATGATAACTGGTGGTGGCTTCGAAAGCATCCTGACGCACAGCCAGAAATTAATGATCTTGCCGAAGTCATGTGGGAGGTTTATGAAATCAGTAAACCTGTTCTTCTTGATGGTCCTGATGACTGGCATCTTCCTTATTATAAGGATGGCTATCTGAAATTTGAAAACCATGATCATTGGGAACAAGAGAAGGCCGAGGCATTGGCTATCTCTGCATCATGTTGCGCACAGGTATCATACCGGAAGCTGGATACGAGTCCCGAGAAGGCTGCTATGATCTATAAGCGGCTGATCGAGTCTACACCATGCCATGCTAGTCCATTCGAGCATCAGGCGTCTCCCACTACTCTACATGTAACGGATATGAACGCACTGATGCCTATGGGATTTACTCACATAGCACCTGAGAAGCTTCAGGCCAATGACGCCCCTCAAAGATGGGAAATATGGTCAGGTAACTTCCGGGGATGGATTCAACATCGTCAAATGATTCCGGGAAATGTGTGTACTGAGTATACCAATGATTGATCTTGTGGACTGGACTGACACCAACCCATACATTTGGGAACTTGCTGAAGATATGGCAATCGAAGTCAATGGTGGATCATGGGAGGACTATGCCGAACACCAAAAGCGTGGTTGGTATTTGAAGGCCGCATGGTCATGCCATAAATTTTCGGTGGAACTAGACCTAGCATAGCCAATAGTATAAGTAATCCTTGATTGATCATTGAGGACTACATGGCAAAATTCATTAAATTTCTAAAGGAAGCCCCGGTTGCTGATGTTCAGCATGTCGGGGATTTCTCTAAATCCAGTAGCTTCCGAAAAGAGGCAGACCGAAGAATGGTATCTCGTCCTAAGATGGTCGAACGTATCAAGAAGTCATTCTCCAATGTCGATGAAAATTTATACCTATATTTTGTGAATACGCCCAAGGCGAATCAACACACAGAGTTGGGTGAAGTCAGCCTAGATTTTGTTGAGAAGAATCTCGATGAGAAACTCTACAAGATGGTCGAGAAGGATTTTGAAAAAGACCCTGATGGCATCTTCATCATCTACACGAATAATAAGGGGTCTGAGTGGAAGCCCATGACGCCGTGGATGATCGCTCATAGATTTGGACATGCCCTTGCCAGAGCCAGCTACAGGACCGGCAGGATGCAACAACAGTTTCCGGGATACGAGGAACTGTCAGATTATATCAAAATGGCAACTCAGACCCTTCTGGATGACGGTGAGTTCAGCATTAAATATAATGACACCAAGCGTCACATATACTCGAACAATCACAGACAGGTTCGCAATGACGAACTGACCTTCAAGGGGTTCTGGACTGCCCATGCCACTTTCAAGTCTGCCCGTGATGGCAAGATCAGAGATTGGTTCGAGGTCATCAATGAGATGATCGCTCAGTATATGGTAACCGGCAAAGTTAAGATCAAAGACACTCCCCAAGTCTTCAAGGTTCGGAATTCAAAATATCATCCTAGTGCTACCGGGGACCAGTTGAAAGATTTTGCTGATGCTGCCGGTATGTATGGTCGTGATATTGAATACTATATCGACAATCTAATCAGCAGTGCTTCTGGTCGAATTCTGGTGATGTGATGGAACTTCTACAAGAATTAGATAAATTATCCGCCAAGCGAATTAAGAAGTCCCTCAAAGAGACGTCTATCGAGGAGTTTATGAAAACCCTCACAAGAAAATACCACGTCAAGAAAATTGGTTCTGGTATGTATTCCAATACCTATGTGGCCCGCGCTAGAGATGATATATTATCATACTTCTTCGGATTTCCTAAAAAGTTTATCCTGAAGATTAGTAAGTCAGATAATTCCAAAAGAGATCGATGGGCTGATTTTGTTAAGATCGCCCAAGCAGAATATCCAAAAAATAAGATGTATCCCAACATCATTGCCCATCAAGAGCTTTCTTCCGAATCCGGTAAGGTTATAGATGTCAGCATTGTCGAGTATGTCAATGTCACCAAGCGCAGTTTCGGTTTTCGAAATGCCATTGAAGTTTTTCTTGGGGACACATATTATTATCTTCGTGAATTTGGTCCTGATGGTCCACCACCAGACCATAAAGATATTGATAAATATTATCGTTTACATCATAATCTCGACTTGTTTAATATTAATCACGCGGAAGCTATCGATTTAATGCAGACAGTGTATATTAATCACAAATTTGAGTTCGATCTTCACCTAGATAATTTTGGATTTCGTAGTGACAATAAAGTGGTGGTCTTTGATCCATGATAAACTCTCTAGAATTCTGGTGATGTAAATGCAAATTATTCCAATTTCAGAAAAATCATTCTTTGGTGATGATAAGCTCAAGATGATATCCTATGCTGTTGTGATAGCCGAGATGTATTCCCGTGCCCCAACGGTAGATTCGAGCGTCAGGGCATCATATGACGCCAGCGTTAAGAATATCGAACACCTCTATAAAATGATCCATACGAAGCTTGGCATCAAGGTAGTCAATTCTGAACATGATCCGTATGGGTCTGACGAAGAGATGATCAAGGACGTCCATAAGAATAAAAGAATTCTGGTGTATACTGGACATACTGATCATCCCGTATATAGTCCTGACATCAATATCAAGTTCAGGGCTGTTCATGACGTGTTCTCTCATTACGGTCCTCATAAACTCAGGGTGATTGACGGAAAGGTGAACTTCAAGGGATTCGACTTCACCTTTCCGGGAGAACTTGATTCATATTACGTTCACTCCAAATACTCCCCCAAGGCATGCCATGCCGCATACTTTTCTGAGATAGTCGGGCAAGTATCATATGAAGTGGTTACCGGAAACTTTGGTAAACAGAAGGCTGTGTCATTCGGAGATGATGTTGATATCAATAGAATTGGTACATTGCGGGGGCAAGCACTAGAGCGGCAGTCTGTTGTCTATGCCGCCCTCAAGGGTAATCAGGATATTCCCAACTCGCCACTCCGAATTTCAACTAAAAAGCTTTTGGCCAATCCCAAATTCACATCAAAGACCACGATGTCCGAGGCTAACACAAACATCGCCAATAAGCTCAATAGTGATGCCCTCGTAACATGGGAAGATTTCAAAGCCCATCTTAAGAAATATTATAGGATCAAAAACATTGGAAACGGTTCCAATGCTTCTGCGTATCTGGTCCGCAATAAGAATCTTGTTGGGTTGATCGCTGGATATCCAAAAGAATTCATTCTGAGAATTGATGCAAGCGGTATCAATACAGATAATTATGATAAATTCGTGGCACTGGCCAAGTCGAACCCCACGAACAAAATGTATCCTGATATCATAGTTCATCGAAATTTTAATTCCTCAGAGCTTGGCCACAAAGTGACCATTACTGTTATGGAGCGAGTTTCGGTTGAGGCGGATTTGATGAAAGGTTATCATCTTGGGAACAGTCTTGCTACTCTGGCATCATATTATAAAGAGTTCGGGGATGACGGACCTCCCAAAGATATAGGCACCAAGGGCAGTAAATATACCATTGAGAGTTGGGGTCGATATTCGGATTACGTCAGCCATGTTAATTTTATAACTAGAACAGGTATGAAATTATCTGAATTGTATGATTTGTTCAAATCTCTGTATTATGGTCCGAAGGCGTTTAAGAGGTTTGATTTGCATCAGTACAATATCGGTCGTCGAAAAAATGGATCATGGGTCGTGTTCGATCCGTAGCAGCTTTTTGCCTTGACATGTTAGATGTGGTCATGTATACCATACTCATCAACAACCCTTATTATGGAATCAAAGATGACAAACAAGACCCATATCATTCATTCTGGCGGTCACTACAAAATCAGTCCTGCCCAAGAGTTTGATGTATTTTCCGAACTCCCAATTCAGACATATAGCGTCGTGTATGACGAACGCAATGATGTATTCTCTCTTCAGAAGATTGAGAACATGTCAGTGCCTTCAAAGGTCTATGGCGATGTCACATCAACCACTAAGCGCATCTT